CTGGCAAGACTAAAACCTGTTGCTGCATGTTTTGCAGCACTTGATAGACTTCCGTCTTTTACTGCACCACCAATAGCACCACCTATCGCTGCACCTGGAGGTCCAGCTACAGCAAAACCCACTATGTGACCAATAGTCGGAGCATTTTTCTTAATACCTTTCCACAGCTTACTTAAAAAACCAAACTCCATGATTCCTGTGTTAGGATTGATTGAGTTTGCTTCGTTGCCTACGGTGTATTGATTCATATCAACACCGAATTTATCGTAGACTTCTTGTAAGGTCTGTAAAAGCTCTGGGTCTTGTGCTAATTTTTTAGGTATTACGATTTCTCCTGGAGCTAAATGTCCCATAACTTGATCACCATATCTGCCTTGATCAGCAAGTATTTTTTGGGTTATAGCCTCAGGATCTGGCTGACCCATCTCCATCATCATTTGTTCCGACATATCGGACGCTATGTTCATTCCAGGGGTTATACCCATAAGTTTTTTTGGTAATACAGCAGACAGCTGTCCTGTGACTTTATCTCCTAATAATGGAGAAATAGGGATATCTTTCAATAAACCCATTTGACCTTTATTTAAAAGATTAGATATTCCACCAAGTTGCATTATGCCACTTTGGACTTGTCCCATAACAGGTAATTTTTCTAAAAAACTCATTTCTCTCTTGAGACTCCTTTCATTTTCTCATAAGTTCTAAGACCACCTAATCCGAGCATACCCATAAGTATACTAGATAATTGTGAAAACTCAAAGCTCGGTAGATCCATAGCTACACCAGTAGCAATGAGAATAGTCTCTATTATAGGAGAAAGAATAAAGTGATACGCTAAAGCTACACCACAAGTCCATCCCACGAATGGTCGCCAACCAGCTACAAATATATTTTTATGTGCAGCTTCTTGTTTATTTAATTGTATTTGTGCGAGATTAGCGTCATGAAACGCCATAGTCATCTCTTTCTGTAGCTTCATTTTTAGATTTTTATCAGGTATGAATTTACCTAATACTTTATCTGCTACTTCTATTACTTGACCTATCATATTATTTATTTAATATCTTATGACCATAAATCTTATCTACCCAGTCGATTAATTCATTTTCTTCTAGGGTATGCTTGAGTAAGTTTACCTTTTTTGCAACTAGTTGTATATTCTTTCTTACATATAAACCTTTCGGTTTTATCCTATCAATAGAGACGTTTGTGTCCTCTCCACCGTCACTTTTATTAAAAGTCATAGGTATACCAGATAAAGCACATCTACCGTCCTGCTCGTCCCAGAGCTCGTATAAGTCCTCTGGTATAAGCGTAAATGTATGTCCTTGTTTTTCTCTTGAATATCTTAGTTGTATAAGCAAATTTTTCATAAACCTATATCTAGAACTAGATATATGTAGTTTTTTAGCTTTTTGTAAACAAGCACCACATGCTTGAGGTTTATTATTATGCCACCTATCAGTAAATTTATTACAGTAAGGACATCTTTTCTGTTTTGTCACAAGTGAATACTGGTTGCTCCCTTCGTCAATACTGATACTATACCTAAACTTGCTTGAGCCGATAAGCCATTTTCTGGCGGACCACTAAAAGAAGAAGAGTCAGTTGTATCGATATTTAACCAGTTATCGCCGTCATAAACTTGTAGTTTATTTAAAGTTGTGTCAAATACTATAGCCCCTTGATTAAATTTATTTTCTAATTTTTCCTGAGTTGTTATTTGACGAGTGTTATCAGGATCAAATTGACCTAAATTAATTTCAAGAATACGAACTAACCTATTGTACAGATTACCGTCTATACTACCATCCATACTTGTAGGTAGTTGTGTTTGTAGAAGTTTACTCATCTTCTCCCGTTAGGTTTTATTTCTATTCTATTATTACCTAATCGCCAACCTGTGTCTGTGTTTCCTGGATATGAAGCGTCATCATCAGATTCAAAACGCACAGCTATCTGTCTTGATCTTGACCTTAAATCTACTTTAGCTGTATCACCAGCCACTACATTTGTACTATTTGTAGTTAAAGTTTCTCCTGGAGCATTACGAGTTTTTAATACAAAATTTATTTGACCATCACTAGAGTTGTTTAAAAACCTAACGTCTGGTATAAGTTTGCTCACAAAACTAAATTGATCACCATCTTCCATGTCCATATCAGAACTTTCTATAAATACATTAGTCATAGGGCTACCGTCATCATCATAACCAAACTCATGTTGATATAAATAATTACTACCTGTAGCTCTCGGGTATGGTTCTGTGCCTGCGTCTAACCAAGCTGTTCTGCTTAATTGACCATAAGCCCATGCATTATTAGCGTAGTTATAAGAAACATATCTATCTATCTCACTCCCACCAGCAGAAGTATAAAACCAACCTACTTCATCAAACTCTTCATTTAAAAAAGCATGAAATTTATATGCTTCCGAAATATTCAAATCATTAAATACATAACTTAAAACAGAACAAGGTATTTTTTGTACTGTTCCTGTGTATACATAAAAGTTATCAATAGCCATCCAAAAAACACCTTTAGAGGTGACTATTGCTGCATTAGGTCCAATTAATCCTGTTTCTTTATTTATTAAATTTATACCAAATGTAAAAGGTGGTCCAACAAACTGCATACTATACAAAGCAGTATCAGTCCAAACTAATATCTCTTGCCTAGATTTTTGAGCACCAATAATTATACTTCCTTCTGATAAAGTTAAAGAACCAGCAGTATTTGTACTTTTAGGTTCCCACTCTGATATATTTTCTTGGTCACAAAATGCTATGAAAAGTGGATCTTGTACTCCTGTTCTTGCTGTACCTGCAGCATTTAAAGGGTCAGCACCCATAACGATAGCATGCCTATCTACTTGAGAAACTAGGGTCACTAAACCAACAGTTGGAGCTAAATTAGATCCTGCTAAATCTGTTAAATTTTTAGCTCTATTATTTGATGGGTTAGTTGCCCAAGATACTCCTGCAGAATTATCCCAATAAAAAACTCCGCCATTTCTTGGATTGATTAGTAAATCTTCACCAAAATTATCATGAGACCACAGTCTTAATTGATTACCGAAAGCTAGTGGACTAGTAGAACCGAAAGTACTTTCTCCCCAAGCACCTGCTCCCCAACCTGTACCTGATACATAATTATCAAGACCTATCTGTATTTGATAATAACCTATCACGCTACTTCCACCTTTGCCACTTCCTGCATCTGAAGCATTTGCTGTCACTGGGACAGTAAATGTATAAGTGTTGACGGTTGGTACAGAAACTACTTCAAAACCAGATTGATTAAGTGAAGTACCTTCTTGGTTTATAACATCAGCTGTTATATTACCACCAAAAGTTGCTGCACCACTAAAACTTACATAATCTCCTACAGATAACCCATGATTACTGTCCGTAGCAGTTATTGTGCTTGAGCCATCACTTGCAGCAAAAGTGACATCTCCTGCAGCAGTTGTTTCTCGTAAAGGGGTTATATCGTAAAAACTACCACCTTCTTCTACATAGTATTTTACAGTTGTGCCTAAACCTAAAAATTTAGTTCCTACTAAATTTGTCCATCCATGTAAAGCTCTACAGTTGCCTTCAAAAGTATTACTGTTATCTTTTCTCCAGCCACCTATTTTTTCAGGGAGACCTTTAGCAAACCTAATTAAATTTCCATCAAACCAACCGTTCTCATTAGAGTAATTTGTGTTTTCTCTATTGATTCCAGGTCTGAACTGTATAGTTGTAAGTTTTGTCATTCTATAACTCTATATGTTTTACCGTCGTAAGAAAAACTATTTCTTCTATTTTCTTCTGGTGATACATAACTTACATGTACCCAACCACTGTGTGGATCCACACCGTCATAATATTCGAGAATAATTTGGTCGTAGTCAAGTTTTTCTTTAATGTAATATAAGAGCTCCTCGTTATCTATTCCAGGAAGTTCTATGTCTACGGCTTGACCTAGAGTGTGTTGGCTAGTGTCACGAGAGCCAAGTTTTCTATTGAGCTCCAAACAGCGATAACCAGAATTAGGACTAAAAGGTTTGCCGAAATTATTTCGTATGGGTTCAAGTATTTCTCCACAAAGAGATTTTAAATTATTAAATATTGTTTCGTCTTGAACTGTATTATCAATATCATTACGCAAAGCAACTTGAGATTTTTCAAGTTCTCTTAATCTAAAATGTTTTGATAATCTAGTTTCCGAGGAGAACTTCATTTTCGTTCTCCTAAAACAAGGCAAATTTTACTAAAAATCCAATAATAGTTAAAGAAATAGTCACAATAAATATTAAGCCATTCCTAATAGTTCTATTAATGGAAGAAACACCGTTTTCAATTGAGTCAAGTCTGCGATAGTTTTCTTTCCATCGCTGGTCACATGCTGCTTCATGAGCACTTAACCTTTTATCTAACTCAGTGACTGTTGCTCTTTTTGCCATTTTAAAAAT